TGTAGCCGTTCTGCTTGCAGAACTCCATACAGACACGATTTTGCCCCTCTATGGACTGTTCTGTCTGCCGGTCGCTACTATATCTCATATAGAGAACTACATCCATTATTCTAACTCCCTCAATCTTTTGGAAATGCAAACCGCTTCATACGGAATGATATTTCCGCACTCAGCCAACAACTTCCTCAGCCGTTGTTGCAGACTTTTTTTCTTCCTCATCGTGAATATTCATTACGGCTTGGATAATCCTTAACCGCCCCTCTTCGCTTGTTGTACGGAACATAGCGAGGAGGGTTTTTTCCTGCTCTGCAAGAGTATCTTTGTCCAATGTTTCGATAGCAACACGCATAAGGGCGGCGTTCTGATCTTCAACGCCGAGGAGATAATCGACCGAAACCCCAAAGTAAGCCGCAATACGAACAAGAACTTCGGGCTTTGGGGCAGATCCTTTCTTCCATCCCGTTATTGAGGGCGAAGAAACTCCCGTCATTTCGATAATTTCATCGGACTGAGGGCGCAGTCCTTTTCCTTTACAAAGGGCTTCAAATCTTTCATAGAACGACATAGTAAAACCTCCTAATATAAGCAAACTGAGAAAATTGCAAAAATTTCAAAGAAAACTTTGAAAAACCTCTTGACAATCTAAGTAAACTTAGATATAATTAAAACAACAAAGGTTGTGAGCGAATGGGCGCACGAAGAAAGGAGGTAGCAAAATAGCCCCTCATTCTCTTTTGCCTTATGAGATTCGCAACATCATTATAGCATTAGAGAGTGAGAAAATCAAGAGATTTCTGCAAACTTTACAACTTTTGTTGAAATTATCGAGAAAGGAGGATTATATGAAAAACTCAAACGAAAAAAGGCTGAACTCAATTTTGGGCGGGATGAAAGCACGATGCTACAACCCGAACGCAATAAGTTACCCAAATTATGGTGGGCGTGGTATTTCAATTTGTAAAGAATGGCTCGAATCTACCCAAGCGTTTGTTGAATGGGCGTTGAATAACGGCTATGAGCCGGGATTGTCTATCGACAGAATTGATGTTGACGGAAATTATACTCCCGAAAACTGCCGATGGGTGAATATGAAAATTCAAGCAAACAACAAACGCCATTATTGGCTTCCCTCTGATTTCCTCGATCAGCCTTACGAAGAAATGCCGTTAGAGGAAATCACCAAACTTCGATTTTCCATTAAGCACAAACTCGCAGAGTACAATCTTACCCAAGTATGGCTCATTCAGCAGTTAGACAGAGCCAATATTGCAACGGATAAAAGCGAAATGAGTTCCATTTTTGCGGGTACTCGGAACGGCGCAAAGGCTGAAATGCTTTTGAAAATGTCGGATTCGATTCTCTCTGCGTATGAGCGATTTGAAAAATCGGTTGAGGAGGACATATACCACGAATGGACGAGCCAATACAAAAAAGATTAAACAGTTTTAGCCGTGAACTGCGGAGACGAGTCCGAAACTATCTCAATGACAGAGAGCATCGCAGAGAGTTCGAGGAATGGTATCTCCGAAAATACGGTAAACCCTATCAATGGAAGAAAGGAAACGAAGTTTATGCACAAAAGTAAGTTCAGAAAATGGCTGCACAAATACGCAGTTTACCTCTTTTTAGGAGGTATCATTCTCGTAAGTTTCCTTGCCGGACTGCTTGTCGGCGCACTTGCGTTCAAGTCAAAACCCGCCGAAACTGACCCCAAGGTTACGCCGTCTTCGATACCGCAAATTCAGACCGAAGCCATAACTACCGGGGGAGTAAGTGCAACTCCCGCTATCTATACACCCGAAGTTACGGAACAGGTCGAAGAGAAAGTATATTTTGACATTCCCCTGTCAAAAGAAATGCAGGACTATATTCGCTCCAACTGCGAAAAGTATGATGTTCCTTTCGAGCTTGTTATCGCCTTGATTGATGTCGAGAGCAGTTTTCGTGAAACGGTTGTCAGCAGCACCAACGACTATGGACTGATGCAGATAAACAAAATCAATCACGAATGGCTTGAAGAAAAATTGGGCTTAACCGATATGCTCGATCCTTACCAAAACACCCTCGCAGGAACATACATACTCAGTCAACATCTGAACGCTACTGACAATGACATTGTTCTCGCTCTTATGAGATACAACTGCGGGGCGACAGGAGCAAAGAGACTGTGGAATAAAGGCATCTACAATACCGCCTACACCGATAAGATTATGGCGGCATACGAAAAATACTGTTTCTACTCTGTTTGGGGAAATTAAAAAGCCGCCTGTGAAGCGCAATTTCACGAAGCGGCAAGGCAAAATACCTCTATTCATTATAGCGCAAGAAAGGAGAAAAGTCAATGAGTGTGAAGTGCCTATGTTGGAAATGTGGCAGAGAAATACAGGACACCGAGGAAATCTTTGAAATAAACGAAGAACTGTGGTGCGAGGACTGTGCTTCTCCCGCCGTTGGCGAGCCGGACAACGACTATGATGAAGAATCCTTGTTAAGACTGTCCCGACCGTTATCCCGGTTGCCACTCGAAATGCGACAAGTACAAAGAATGGAAAGCCGAATGGGACAAGATCAAAGAAAAAGAGCGTATCAGAAAAGACCAACTTTATTTTAGGAGGAAATACTAAATGTCAACCTTTAATAACGAAGCCCTCAATCCGGGCGAACACTTTATCTATAACAATATCGAGTTCATTTGTCTCGACATCATTGACGGAAACTACCTCGCTATGACTGCAAAGCCGTGGCAGGAGATGCCGTTCGACACCAACAACTGTAACGATTGGCGTAAGTCCTCTCTTCGCCGTGTCCTCAACAATGACTTCCTCGACCTTCTCGACAGGAAGCACCTCGTCAAGCAGACCTCTGATCTTATCGCTGATAACGGCGACAAGGCATACGGGACTTGCGAGGACTATGTAACGATTCTCTCCTGCGACCAATACCGCAAGTACAGAGACATCGTGCCGCTTTTTGAGGAATGGATGTGGACTCTTACCCCTTGGACTTGCAACGCCGGTAATGCGCACTTTGTGCGTGGGGTGTATACCGCAGGCTCTGTCAGCAGCTACCATGCCTACTACACTATCGGGGTCGCCCCGGCTTGTGTTTTCTCATCCAAGAATCTCAAATTGCGCCGACAGGCGCATCTCGTAGGAGCAGACGAAGATGACGAATAAGAAGCTCGGAAATGACTTTGAAAGCGAATTATGCGAACTGCTTTCTTCCCAAGGGTTTTGGGCGCACAACTTCGCTCAGAATCAAGACGGGCAACCCGCCGATGTAATTGCGGTCAAAAACAAAAAGGCATATCTCATCGACTGTAAGGTATGTTCCACGAAAAAAGGTTTCGACCTCTCCCGTATGGAGGACAATCAAGACCTCTCAATGGAGTTGTGGAAAGACTGCGGCAACGGCGAGGGGTGGTTTGCGGTAAAGTTGGAATCTCAAATCTTTATGATACCGCACTTCACCGTGAGAGCATTTCGTAATCAGCAGTCGGCAATGTCCCCGAAGGATGTTTTCGAGTGCGGAAAGCCGCTTGACAAATGGATCAAGCAATGCAAGTAACGGTCGGAAGCACCATTACAGTCGAGCATCCCTCTTCGGAGTTGGTGCAATGGTGCAAAGACAATTTGATAATCAGCAACCCCGAATATGCAAAGAAACTTCGGATGCACTTTTGGCTTGGAGATACACCGAAAGAACTGTTCCTCTATGAGACCCACGGAAATGCCCTTATTTTGCCCTATGGCACACTTAGAGACATTCTCCCTATGATTTCCTCGGCAAAGGCTTATCGTGCCTTTACGGAGCGAAAAGAGGTCAAATATGACTGTTCTGTACCGCTCTATGATTATCAGCGAGAAGCGGTAGATGCAGTTAAAGATCAGAAATTCGGTATCTTGCAAAGCCCTGCCGGGAGCGGCAAGACCCAAATGGGTATCGCACTTATGGCAGACCTCGGACTTAAAACCCTTTGGCTCACCCATACGAAAGACCTTCTCAATCAAAGTAAGGCAAGAGCCGAAAGGTATATGAGTTCCGAACTGATAGGAACGATAACCGAGGGTAAGGTCAATATCGGCAGCGGAGTTACCTTTGCGACCGTGCAAACTATGTGCCGGTTGGACTTGGAGAGATATAGGGACATATGGGATGTAGTCATTGTAGACGAGTGCCACCGTTGTTCGGGAACACCTACCTCTATGACACAATTTTATAAAGTTCTCAACAATCTCGCCGCAAGGTACAAGTTTGGACTTTCAGCCACGGTACACCGCTCTGACGGGACAATCAAAGCAACTTACGCTTTGCTCGGAAAAGTGGTCTACACCGTGCCGGAGGAAGCCGTAGCAGAACGGGTTATGAAAGTCGGCATCAAGAGTTGTTTCACAGGAGTAAACCTCTCTCGTGAATGTCTGAACACAGATGGCACACTCAATTATGCCAAACTCATTTCCTACCTCTGTGAAAACTCACTCCGTAATCACTATATCAGTTCAAATATAGTAGCCAATTCGGAACATTCCTCTCTGATCCTCTCGGACAGGCTTGAACACCTCAGTACGCTTATGGCAACGCTACCTCGCTCGATGAGGGAAAACGCCGTAATGATAAGCGGCAAAATGACCTCGAAAACGGGAAAAGCGGAACGGGAAAAAGCCATTGAGGATATGAGGACGGGTAAGAAAAAGTACCTCTTCGCTACATATTCGTTGGCAAAGGAAGGTCTTGACATTCCCCGGTTGGAACGGCTCTATCTGACTACTCCTCAAAAGGACTATGCGGTTGTAACACAGAGCATCGGGCGTATCGCTCGAACATTCGAGGGCAAAGAAGCTCCCGTCTGCTATGACTTCGTAGACAACGCAGGGTATCTCGTCAAGGCGTATAAGAAAAGGTGTTCCATTTATCGAAAGAACGGCTGCTACTTCGTGGAGGAGGTGCAAGATGCTGACCCTCGGTAGTTTATTTGACGGAGCAGGAACTTTCCCATTTGCGGCTCAGCAATGCGGAGTTAAAGCAGTTTGGGCGAGCGAGATTGAGCCTTTCCCCGTTGAAGTTACAAAGAAAAGGTTTCCGGGTATGAAACACCTCGGAGACATCACCAAGGTAAACGGCGCAGAAATAGAGCCTGTGGACATTATCACTTTCGGCTCTCCTTGCCAAGACCTAAGTGTTGCAGGAAAGAGAGCAGGACTTGACGGTGAACGGTCGGGTCTGTTTATGGAAGCCGTGCGAATCATAAAAGAAATGAGGTGTAAGACCAATGGAAGATACCCAAAAATCGCCGTATGGGAAAATGTTCCCGGTGCATTTAGTTCCAATAAAGGAGAAGATTTCAGAATCGTCCTCGAAGAACTCTGCAAAATTGAAGGAGGTAACACCTCTGTTCCTCGACCTCCGAAACGGGGGGGGGAAGCCCGCTTGGAACGATGCAGGACTTATTTTGGGAGACGGGTATTCAATCGCTTGGAGAGTCCTCGATGCAGAGTTTTGGGGCGTTCCCCAAAAGGAACGCCCCGACCAAACACCTCTTCGTGATTACAAGTGGTTTATTGATGAAAATGGGAGGGTGAACTAATGATACATATTCAATGGAACACAGGAAATATGTGCATTGACCCCGGGAAGTTCTTTCCCTGTTCTCTCAAAACTCTTCATTCTCTCAAAAAGAAGGTTATTGATATTGCCGAGCCTTGGTCTCACCGAGAAGAAGTTATCGAGCAGATCAGAACTCATTTGAGAGAGAGAGTTAAGGAAGAGCCGAGTAATCCTAAACTCAGCCGACTATTAAAGGAGGTTGAGCAATGGGGATGATACACATTTTTGACTACGAGGTATTCGCCTATGATTGGCTACTTGTAGCGAAAGAGGTAGGCACAGAAAACTATGTTGTCATTCATAACGATAACGAAGCGGTCAAAATGTTTATGGAGGAGCAAGAGCCTTTACTTGGCGGTTTTAACAATAAACATTACGACCAATTCATTCACAAGGCGGTCTTGATGGATGCTTCACCGCAGGAGGTAAAAAAACTCAACGATTTTATCATCTTAAACGAGAACAACGGTTGGGACTACCCTCTTATGCAGGAAGCAAAAATCTTCTTTGAACAATTCGACCTTATGGATGACTGTCAAATGGGTTTGTCGCTGAAAGCAATCGAAGCTCACCTCGGAATGGACATTCGAGAGACCACGGTGGACTTCAATATCGACAGACCGCTCACGGAAGAGGAACTTAAAGAGGTTATCTTCTACTGTAAGCACGATGTCGATGCAACCGAAAAACTCTACTTCCTGCGAAAAAACTACCTTGACAACAAAGTGTTCCTCGGCAGAGCCAAAGGTATTCCCGACAGTAAGGCAATGTATATGACGAACGCCAAACTTACGGCAGCCTACCTTGATGCTCACAGAGAAGTTGAGTGGACGGACGAACGAGAATACACCTATCCGACCAATCTGCTCCGGCAGTATATCCCGGACGATGTGTTTGCCTTCTTCGACAGACTTCACGATAAGAGCATAAGCGACTACGAGGTCTTTTCGAGCAAACTCAACTTCGACATAGGAGAATGTCAATGCACCATCGGCTACGGCGGTATTCACGGAGCAATCCCCACTTACAGGGAAAGGGCTACGGACAACCGCTCAATCCGAAACCGAGATGTAGCGAGTTATTATCCTCACCTTATGACCCTTGACGGCTACTGCTCCCGCAATATCCCCAAACCGAAAGTATATGCGGATATGTTGGAGCAACGAATACAGGCGAAAAAGTCGGGAGACAAAGCCAAGGCAAACGCTTTGAAACTCGTTGCAAACACAACCTACGGCGGGATGCTCAATCAGTACAACGACCTCTATGACCCTCTTATGGGACGGTCGGTTTGTATCACGGGGCAGTTACGGCTCTTAGAGTTGGCAAATCACCTTGTCGATGAGTGTCCTACCTTGAAAATCGTACAGTTGAACACGGACGGTATTATGGTCTCTCTCGATAACTCCGATCTCGATACCTACAACGCTATTTGTCAAGAATGGCAGGACAGAACAGGCTTCGAGTTGGAAGAGGACTGTATCTCCGAAATCGTGCAGAAGGATGTCAACAACTATGTGGAGATAGCCATTGACGGAGGAACGAAGATTAAAGGCGGTCAGTTGGTACGAGGAATTGCACCGGCAGGGGCGTTCAACATCAACAATAATGCCACCATCGTTTCCAAGGCTCTACTCGACTACTTCGCAAAGGGTACGCCCGTCAGCGAGACAATAAACGGGTGTGAGGACATTCTTTCCTTCCAACTAATAGCGAAAGCATCAAGCAAATACAAGGCGGCATACCACATTGTCAACGGCGAGAGGGTGCTTGTGCAGAAGTGCAATCGAGTGTATGCAACCTCAGACCGCAAGTACGGTACTCTCGTAAAGACCCATTCAGAGAAAGGCAACGATGTAAAAATCGGAGGTCTGCCGGAGCATTGTCTGATTGACAATAACAATGAATTGTCTATCGACTGTGTGGATCGAGAATGGTACATCCGTCTTGCAAAAAGGTATGTCAATGACTTCCTCGGAATAAAGCCGCCGAAGAAGAACACACGCAAGATAAACTCTCTTGCGAAAAAGGCTTTACAGATATTGGAGGAGGTGAACTGATGAAAGATTGGACAGGCAATAGCCGTTCTGCTCACGCAACACTCGGCGCAAGGAACTACGCCTTAGAAGAGCGAGAAGCAAACGACTATTACGCCACCGAGCCGAAAGCACTTGAACTGCTTTTAGAGGAAGAGACTTTCTCAAAGAACATTTGGGAATGTGCTTGCGGAGAGGGTCATTTATCAAAAGTCCTCAAAGCACACGGTCATAAAGTCCTCTCGACCGACCTCATTGACAGAGGGTACGGGTTAGGGGGTATCGACTTCTTAAAGTGGGACAGTCCTTTTAACGGAGACATTATCACCAACCCGCCTTACAAGTTTGCATTGGAGTTTGTTGAAAAGGCTCTTGAAGTAATCCCGGAAGGTCATAAAGTGGCAATGTTTCTCAAATTACAGTTCCTTGAAGGTAAAGCGAGACGAGCCTTCTTTGAGAAAGCCCCCCCCCCGAAAGGTTTATGTCTCTACAAGCCGATTATGCTGCGCTATGAACGGAGACTTCGATAAGTATTCCAAATCCAATGCAGTAACTTACGCTTGGTTTATATGGGAAAAAGGCAATACCGATGCTCCCATAATCAAATGGTTTAACTAAAAATAAAACATAAAGGAGAATTTATTATGGCTACGAAAAAACCCGCAACCGAACAAACCCCTATCGACACCACAGGAATGAATGTGTGGTCGAAACTCCTTGCCGTGCGTGATGAATTTTACGCCGCAGGAGCAAAGAAAACAGGAAAGAATCTTCACGCAGAGTTTATGTACTTTGAGCTTGTTGACATCGTTCCTGTTGCCGCCCCTATCTTCTCTAAGTACGGACTCCTCCTCGTTCCGACCTTTGTTGATGGCAACGCCGTGGCAGATGTCATTAACGCCGAGAAGCCGGACGAACACATCTGTTTCTCGATCCCGTTACAGTTCATCGCCGAGCCGGGCAAGTTCAGAATGAATGAGGTGCAGGGTATCGGTGCTGCCGTTACATACTACCGCCGCTACCTCTATATGATTGTCCTCGACCTTGTGGAAGCGGACGGAATTGACGGTGCTTCGGGCAAATCCGATGACGAAGAAACCCCTGCTCCCAAGCAGAACAAGAAACCCGCCACCACAGAAGAGCGTAACGAGATCAAGAAGTCTCTCACCAACGCAGACGGCGAAGCCGATGAATTGCAGAAGTCCGCTCTGAAAGCCGCCTTGAAGAAACTGAAAGAACTTGACCCCTCCAAGGAAGAGTTTATTCAGACTATCGCAATCAAGACCGAAAAGTTTACCTCAATCAAAAAAGCCACCTGTGAGAAACTGATCCTCACGGTAAATGAAATGATTGATAACTACGGTGTCGAGGAGGATAAGGAATAATGGAATGGCTTGAAAACAACAAACTGCAAATCGTTCCCCCGAAAAAGCCGAAGAAAATCACGGGTACTCGCTTCGCCGCTATTATGGGTAAGAACGCTTGGAATACCCCGTTCAAGACTTGGTGCGAAATCACACGCACCTATGAAGAGCCTTTCGAGGACACGATTTACACTATCGCCGGTAAGACCATCGAGCCGAAACAGGCTGAGTATATGCGCCGTGCCTACTTTATGACCGGGTTGAAAACTCCTACTGACATTTTCGGTGAAAACTATTTCAAAAAGACCTTCGGGGATTTCTTCGGAGACACGCCTATCTTCGGCGGTATGTGGGACTATCTGCTCTATGATGAGGACGGAAACCCCACCACCGTTCTCGAAATGAAAACGACCAAGAGATCAGAGGATTGGGAGGACGATATTCCCGAATACTACGCTTTACAGGCAGCACTTTACGCTTACCTCCTCGGCGTAGACTCCGTTATGATGGTCGCCTCGTTCCTCGAAGATAAGGACTATAAGTCCCCGGAAGCGTTCGTCCCCTCATCCGACAATACCATCGTTATTCCCTTTAAGGTGAGCGAAAGATACCCCGACTTTGAAAAACTCATAAAAAAGGCGAAGAAATGGTGGAAGGACTGCGTTGAGGGCGGTATCTCCCCGGCATTTGACGAGAAGAAAGATGCGGACATTCTGAAAGAACTCCGTAAAAACAATGTCAACCCGGAAACCGACCTTACCGCTCTCATTGAGGAAGCCGAGACCTTGCAGACAAAGCTCGACAAGGTTGCAGAAGAAACCGCAACCGATGAGAAGCGACTGAAAGTCCTCAAAGATCAGATTAAGGAACTCAGCAAAAAGCAGTTCCGTCCGGGCGACAAAGAGGTAATCGTCCACGGTGCTTCGTTCGATTGGGTAACTTCGAGAACTGTTACCTTGAAAATTGACGAAGAGCAGATGAAGCAGGACGGCGTTCTTGATAAGTACAAGACCAAGGCGACTGAGACTGTCAAACTCGTTCCGAAGAAGAGAAAGGAGTAAAACCTATGTATATCAATCCTTTTGCGGCGGGAGTGTTCGCCACCCTTATTGTCGAAGTCGTACTGATTATCGGCATCGGAATCTACATCACAATCAAAAATAAAAACGGAGGTAAGAAATAATGGGAAAAATTACTTTGAGCGAGGGATTTACTGTTATCCCCGAAGGTACGCACATCTTCAAAATTACGGGTGTCAATTACAAGGAGCAGTTCGGTAAACTCGAAATCACGATGAAAACTGCCAAGGGCTTGACCCACATCGAGCGTTTCTCTCTGCTGAAAGCAGACGGCTCTACCAACGATGGTGCGCTTAACGCTTTCTCCTACTTTGCGAGAGCCGCTATCGGAGACCTCTCTGCGCAGGACATCGACCCGGAAGAACTTGTCGGCTTCTTCTTGGAGTGCGATGTCGAACACGACATTCAGCCCTCGAACAGAAACCCCGAAAAGAATGTTACTTTTGTCCGTCTTGCTGATAAGAGACATTCTGAGGGCTACGATGAGGAAGAGGTTGTTACCGCTCCTCCCGCAAAGAAAACGACTGCCCCTACGAAGAAAACGGAAGTCAAGGCGGCTGACATTGACCTTGATGCACTTCTCGGATAAATTACACGGTATGCGAGCGGCGGTCTCAGCACCGCCCTCGCTTTACCCATATGGAGGTAACTACTATGACAGAAAACGATAGAATCGCTCTTTTCAAAGACGAAATGGACTGCTGCTTTACGCAACTCCTCCCGCTCGGTATCGAGGACAAATTAAAGGAAATGGGTTTCTTCTCTGCTCCTGCTTCTATCCGGCATCACGGCACATACTCCGGCGCACTCTTCGACCATTCTCTTAAAGTAATGGAAGCCCTGCTCGATCTCACGGAAAAGCTCGGCTTGAAATGGGAACGCCCGGAGTCTCCGTACATTGTCGGAATGTTCCACGACTTATGCAAGGTAGACAACTACCACTACAACAGTCAACCCGGTGTGGAGGAATGGGAGTATAACAACGCAACCCTGCTTCCCGGACACGGTGAAAAGTCCGTCATTCTCCTGCAACAGATTATCGAAAGACCTCTCACCGAAGAGGAACTTCTGTGCATCCGTTGGCATATGGGAGCATTTGACGATAAAGAGAATTGGAACAGTTATGGACGGTCTGTTACCAAGTACCCAAATGTGCTTTTTACACATACTGCGGATATGATAGCGGCAAGAGTTCTTCAAGTGTAAGGAGGACTGACTATGAGATACGACACGATCCCGTCCGACCTTACCTCTCTTCCTCAATGGGTGTGCGCTTGGAAAAACTCGAAAATCCCAATGCAAGCCAAGATCAGAAAGGGTGCTTCTTCGGTAGCCCCGGAGACTTGGGCGACCTACGAAGAAGCCAAAGCCGCCGTGGAGAACGGCACTTACGACTACCTCGGTTTTGTGTTCAATAACAACGGGATTATCGGAATTGACATCGACTGTGGCTATGATGAGGACGGCTTTCTCTCGGAAATCAGTATTGATTGTATGAGGGCTTGCCGGTCGTACACGGAGCAGTCCCGTAGCGGCAGAGGTATTCACATCTATGTCAAAGGAAATCTGCCTTTTAAGGGAAAGAATAACCGTGCGGGTGTGGAGATTTACCGTAGCAATCGTTTCTTCCTTGTTACAGGCGAAAAACTTATCTACAACAAAATAATTGAGAATCAACAAGCCGTTGATTATATTGTGGAAAAGTATTTTTCCGAAACTGAGAAAGACGGCAGCGGGACAGGCACTACGGGTCGTATCTACTCTCCGCAGTATTCTAAACCCGAAAGCGGTAAAATATCCATTCAACCGACATACCCGCCGATCCCGCAGGGAATGAGAAACCTGTCTCTGA